CGTAACAAAACAAAGCGTATTCTTCGTTACCTCTTAACAGGTAGAGAACGTAGAATCTATGGTGGATCAATGGCATAAATCGATTATAAGAATTCAAAAAGCCTCACCTGATGTGTGAGGCTTTTCTCTTAATAAGAATTCGCTACGGGCTTGTATGAATTTTTAGCACCTATTTGAAGTCGATGGTTACGACTAGGAGGTTTTTCTTCTCATCCATAAATGTGGTGATGTTCTGAATGTTATTGACTTTCGGTTTGAGTTCGTCCAGGAGTTTCTCATATGCGTCTACATGAGTAGGTTCTGGTTTGAGTTTGTAGACCACATGCTTCTTTCCTACCGCTCTCTTCTTTACAACTTCATTATCTTTCTGGTTGCTTCTGTTGTAGAAGTCTTCAATGTACTTCTTAATATTGGGTTGCATCCCGGCGAACTGTCTTACAGGTTTCCCATGATCAACAAAGACAATGACTGGATTGTTAACGAATTTGAATCCATTCGGTTGAACATCATTCTTGGAAATACTATAGAAGGACATCTCTAATTTTACTGGAGGGGTTGCCACCTTGTCAATAAGTCTGTGCATGTATCGACAAGCAGCGCAACCACTGAAATGACCAATGATATAGACTGCCTTCTCGTGCTTTGAATGTTTGAGAATATTTGTCCTTCCCTCAACTCTTGGAAGTGTGACAATGTTTCTCATCTTGTTAGGTTCGATCATGACTCCTACCGTTTGCGTTCCCGCTCTGCGTCTTGATGGAGTCCTTCTCTTTCTGGATTGGTTTCCAGACCACGCCAAGAATGAATCCGATATCACCTTTCCACTTGCATCTATGAGTGGAGCGTCGAGAGTGTGGACTCTCTTGTTCTTTCTTCTGCCACCGCAACCTGAACAACCCATAATTTATCCTCTACCAAACGGAAGACAGACCTTGTGTGAATGAATCTAGAATTGCTTTGTTATGGAATGGGAACCAAACTTCCTCTTCCTTCTGTAGTCTTCTTGTGTATCCATATTCGTCTTGAGTAAGCATCAATGCTCGAACTTCTATATTCTGACTGATGTTATACTTCTTGGTTCCATTGACACAAAGAAGTAGTTCATCGATATCTTCTTCGAGTCTTGGTACGCAAGTGAACATGGTGAAGTTCTTGATACGATCTCGAAGGAGACGATATCTGAACTTGACTGCTTCTCGGTTCTCTTCATCATCAATCTGATCTGCAATAGGATCGATTACGTTTTCGATCTCCCAATCCATTTCTCTGGTATCATAGACTACGATTACTCGATCTCTCGCTGCCGAATCATCATAAGTATTGTATGGATGATCCACGAAATCAAATACGCTTTGCTGATAGAAATCTGCATAGAACTCTTCGACTGAATCCAAGAAGATTTCTAGCGCACGATACACTTCATTCAAGATTCCATAACTCTCGAAGTCGTAGTCATACTTCTCTAGGTTCTTGAGAATGATTGTGCCATTGCGGATCTTCAAACCATTTCTAAGTTGTGACGTTCCTTCAGGAAGAGTCTCCCCCGCTTCATAGTAATCAGGTTCGAGAATATCCAATCGATCTCGATCATACTCTGCGGTTACGGCATTGAAAACCATCTCGATGAATTTGGAATCTGATGTGAGATCAAACCCGAGAGTCTTCCAGTTCAGAACCTTCTCGGTTCCGAGAGGAAGTAATGGGAATGATTCTCCCTCATTTGTCGAATGGTTGGCAATCCATTTCATTTCTGCTTGCTCATCAATCAAAATCTGTGCCTGATAATCAAGCAAGAGAAGATCAGTCATTGCTTTATACATTGTATCGATAGCGTGTTTGACACGCCTATCTTTGATATTGGCGTCTGTATAAATGAATGCCACGTTTTATCCTTTAGGCTACGAAGAAATCTGGTGGTTCGCTCCATTCTGTTAGGAGTTGTTCATCCAACTTTTCTACCATCTGTTCGCCTTTGTTGAGATACATATCGGCGTTTAGAGTTCCACCACCTGGAAGGGCAATGCCAGCAAACTTTCCACGGTTCATTCCGATCTGGACAAGACATTTTGCAAACACATAATCTCTGATCCAGGAATACCTGTAGAGTTGTTCCTCTGGACGTTTGACATATACTGCTGTGAAGAGTCCACCATCTGCATCAGGGAATGGTAGGATTCTGGCTTCTTGTCCATGCTCATTGATCTCGACTCGATACTGACGACCATACATTGTTTTGAAGAAATCGAGCCAGTCGTACATGATTTGGAAAGTAACCACGTCAGGTTGATAAATATTGAACCCCCAACGGTGTAGCATCATGTTCTCGACTGTGAATAGAGTATTTAGATTGCTCCAAACATCACTGTTGTAATCAGCGAAAACCTCATAGATTGAAGTAGGTTGTGGATCAACTCCACTGATATCTACTGCACTCACTCCTGTAGTGGTAGGAAGATACAAGATTCTTTCCTCTTGGGAGAATCCAATTGCTTGCTCATAGAAACGATCTATTGCTTGGTCTATGATATCATCCATCTGTGTATCATGTAGGTCGGCAGTCTTGACAACTGGACTACCCAAACGACGGTGGATGTATTCCACTAACTCTGCTCTGGTAGTGATCTTAGACATATTGTTATCCTGTAAAAGTGTCCCTCACCATTATTTATGATAAGGGACACATGCATAGGGAGAAAAGTATCTTTATAATGATGCCTCAAGGTCAACGCACATCTTGATTAGCGTGTCCCTCTTTTCCTTCATCAACTTGTATTCTTTTCCACCGTTGCCATTATTGAGCAACCATGCTACCAATTGCTTCTTGTTCAATGCAGCGAAGTCAGTATCGGGTTTCTTTTCAACATCTTCCTCTTCTACGACTTCCTTTGCGACTTCCTCTGCGACTTCCTCTTCGGCATCTTCAGGTTCTTCTACCTCTTCTTCTGCTGCTTCTTCCTCTTCTTGAAGAAGTTCTTCTTCTGGTTCGTCATCCTCAATTTCGATCTCGACTTCTCTACCGTCACCTTCGTAACCAGCGAAAGGATCAAGTTTGTCTTGCTTCTTGAAGACTTCTTTATCCTCTTCAGTTACGACCTCTGACGCTTCTCTTTCGAAGATCTTACGGATAACCTTTACACCTTTCTTACTCTTCTTCTTTACGAGAGTAAGTGGTGCTGTTCCTTGGGCGTTCTTTACTTGGGTTGCTGGAACCTCAATGATCTCCCCAGGACGAACGACATAGGAGAAACATTCACCCATACTATTCCAGGTGATGCGTCTCTTATACGTTCCATTGTATCTAAGGCTTACGAACATATTACTCTCCCTTCTTCTCTTTCTTCTTTCTCTTTTCCTCTAAACTCTTTTTTCTTTTCTCTTCAAAAGTCTTGTAGACAACTCGCACGTCTCCGACGACTTCTGTTCTGACCTTTCGACCGTCACGAATTGGCAAAGCATTGACCCATTTAGTCTCTGTGTGGGAAGGTTCTTTCTTTGCTTTCTTCTTGGTCTTCTTTTTCTCAGTCTCTTTCTTGTACTTCTCTTTGCTTCCCTCTTCTTCAATTTCGTTGATATTTGTCGTGACCTTCTTAGCAACTACCGTTGGTGCGCCAACCTTTCCACCTTCTCCTGTGCGTTCCTCTTCAACCCCACCTTCCTTCTTCGCTTTCTCTCCAGCCTTTTCCATCTTAGCGAGTCTTCTGTAGTAGTCAGGCAACTCAGCCAGATGATCAAGTGCAATCTGTTTTGCTAGTTTGGGATCTTTGGTGTGTTCCATCTCAACTTTAATTCCCATTATTAACTCTTCAGGATGAACATCCTTTTCAGTCAGATCTTTTTTATCTGCCTCACCTGTAGTATCAGGACATTCTTCTGCCTCACCCATTGCTTCATTGAGTTGTAGTTGAGAGAGAAAATCATTGAGGATTGTAACATCTTCTTGAGTCTTGAAAGGATCGCTATCCTGAGTTCTCTCACGATCAAGTTGGTTGTTATTGAAAGTGGAGACAGCAGAATAAACAAGATCGTTTGTTGATGCTCTAGGTTTCTTGGTGACTTCTACCTTGTAGTTCTTGCCACCAGAATTCCAATCGAACGTCACAACATTCTCCGCACTTACATCTGCATTCTCAAACTTCTTGAATTCCTCTATCTCCTTCTCCGTGAAAGGGACTGCTTCCTTTTCTACTGCCTCATTGACTTGTTCATCAGTTTCCTTGATGAGTTTCTCAATATGTTCGGTGATGAGATTCTCTCTGGAATTCTCACCTTCCTTGATGTTTCCCATCTCAAGTTCTGCCTCAAAACGATCTCGCAATGCTATTGCTGCCTTTTGACGAATTGATCTTGGGAACTCTGCATCAGGATTCTTTGATCCTTTTCTTGCACCCATCTCTGTTAGTGCTTCAAATGCTTTCGCAGCAAGGTCACTATCGTAGACTCCTTCACGTCTCTTGCGCAGAAGGTTCTCCACGATTGTTTTGAATCTACCATCTTCTGCACCAAGGACAGGATCGTTGTCAATTACATTGAGAAGTTGCTTTACTCTACCGACAGGAAGTGGAGTGGTTTCTTCTTGCTTCACTACTTTCTGTTCCTGAGTCTCACCCTTCTCATCAGACTTAGGAAGGTCAAGTTTCTTTTCTTTTGGTTCCTTGTCTACAGGAAGACCTTCCGCTTGACCACCATCCCAATTGGTAGGCTTTTCTTTCTTCTTTTCATTTGGATCTCTGACAACATCTTCAGGATTTATCTTCTCTGCTTCAGGAATATCATCATCGTCTGGTCCCATTTCTTCTGGAGTATGCTTCTTTAGATCTTTGAGTGGAACAAATGAAGCGACTTCATCATAATCAATGGCGAGAAGAACACCTGTCATCTCTTCGCCGGATGGAACGAAGTCCACAACAAACCACTTCTTGTCGTCCCAAACCACAGGTTCACCGGCAACGAAATCATCTGCACCGTAATTCAATGCTCTGTTCTGGTTCATTAGTTCTCCCCAGGTATCTTGCTCACCTGGATGAGTCTTTCTTCTTTCAACTTTCAACTTTGGATTCTTTGCTGCTTCGATCATATACTCACGTTCCTCACGAATAATCTTCGTGATCTTGAAGTTCTTGTGTTTACTCTTTCTAACATCTTGTGAGAATTGATCGAGTTCTCTGTTGTTGAGGCGGAGGTTGTAGATCTGTTTATTGGTAAGAACACTATCGACTCTTACATCGTAGTTGGCTTCAAGTTCTTTCCAAGGCTCAAGATCTCCATCACTTGGTCCAACATACTTGACTTGTACGCTTGAGAATTGATAGTCATCCAGGGAAACCTTTTCGCCTGGATTTCCATTGAGAACTGCCTTGATTGAATCGCGGAGTTCTGGATCTTTCCTACTCTTAGGATCTCGCAACCAAGTCTTGTTTCCAGTACGGAACAAGTCCGCTGCAATTTCCTTTTTGAGTACCTGTTCTTTTCTGTATGGGAAAAGGTAATAGTGAACCTTGTCGTCCGTTACTTTGGTGACAATTACCATTGGAGGTTCTGTAGATGCACCCATGAAATATCTCTGGCTAGGTGCAAGATACAGACCATCGACGTTGTTATCAACATCGTTGTTTCTCAGTGGTTTTGCTTCGTCACCCCTCGCTTCTTGGAGATTACTTAGCGCATCTGTAAGGGAGTGTGCTTTCTTTTCCCTATCACGAGTATAGGGGTCAAACTTCTGCTTGACCCCTTTACTTCTAGATACACCACCCAAGAAGTCGGAAAGAGGTTCAATGGATTTCTTTACCACCTTCTCCTGGTAAGGAGTGTTTTCTAGTTCTGCCATTCTGAACCCTCTTCTATGTGATCCAAAGGTTTGGAAAAAGGATTACTTATCCTTCTTTTGACGAGACTTGCGAACGCGAGTCTTCGGCTTTTCTTCCTTCTTCTCTTCCTTTAGAACCTTCTTCTTTCCCCTGGTCTTCTTTGTGGTCTTCTCAGGGGTCTTCTCTTCATCACCGATTGCCTCTGTGATCATCTTGCTGATGAGACTGTCTAGGTTTTTCTCTTCCTTTACTTCTTCATCATCCTTTTTCTTATCCTTCTTTTCCTTCTCGTCATCCTTTTCTTCTTCTACCTCTTCCTCATCTTCATCACCCTCTTCATCTTCTTCATCTCCCTTCTCCTTTTCCATTTCTTCTTCTGGAACAGGAGGTTCTACTGCTTCCTCTTTCTCTTCAGGTTCTTCTTCTGGCTCTGCCTCTGTTTCTGGTTCTGCTTCGACTTCACCCTCTGGCTCTGCTTCTGCCTCTGGTTCCGCCTCTACTTCACCTTCCGGCTCTGCTTCAACTTCACCTTCAGGCTCGGCCTCTACTTCACCTTCTGGTTCTTCCTCTGGTGCCTCTGGCTCTGCAACAGGCATGACTGGACCTTGAGGGTTAATAACGGCAAACTTCTTACCGTTCTCGTCTGTATATTCTGAAGGACTTACCTTTTCAAATTCACCTTCGACACCTGACTCTGCTCCAAAAGTGAACTTGTCGCCCACTTCTAGATCTTCAAATGTCTTTACATCTTCTTCATCATCCTCTACGACTTCACCTTCCTCATCCCCTTCGGGTTCTTCTTCAGGTTCTACTTCACCTTCCTCTTCACCTTCTTCTGGTTCCGGTTCAGGTTCCTCTTCTGCCTCTGCATCTGCTTCCGCTTCTGCTTCGGCCTCATCCTCTTCGCCTTCCTCTTCATCCTCACCTTTACCCTCTTCTACTTCCTCTTCATCTTCACCATCTTCTGGCTCTTCTTCGGCCTCTGGTTCCTCTTCGGCCTCTTCTTCGCCTTCTTCCTCATCACCTTCCTCTTCCTCATCGTCTTTCTTTTCCTCTTCTACTTCCTCTTCATCATCCTTCTTTTCTTCCTTCTCTTCTTCAACTTCCTCTTCGTCTTCATCATCTTTCTTCTCTTCTACGAGATCTTTGAGGTCGATAGTTTCAAGGTCGAAGGACTCTTGGATGGTATCAATCAGAGTCTTTCTGATATCATCCATCTCTTCTTGGAGTTTTTGGAGTCTCTGTAAAATGGTTCGAAGCATTGTAAATCCCCTTATTCTTCTGATTTATCTTCCGGTTCTTCTTCCGGTTCTTCTTCCGGTTCTTCTTCCGGTTTCTCTTTTGATTCTTTCTCTTCCTCTGCCTTCTTCTGGATATCATCAGCACGGAAGAACACCGTCTCCCTGTCTAGTTTCTTTTCACCGATTGCTGCTTCGATCTTTCTTTTCAGAACAGATGCTTCGGCAAAGTTTCCCTGCTTTCTTGCTTCAAAGTATTTGATAACCCATTCTCTCAAAGACTCGTTGATCTCCAATTCCTTCTCAGTCTTCATGATCCTGCCTCGAAGTTGTCCAGGTTTCATCTTCTTTTTATCTTTCTCAGTGTCAACAGTTGCCGCAGCCAACTTTTCTTTTGGAGTCATCTTTGTCTCTTTGGTAGAATTTTCATCTTCTGGTTCCTCATCATCACCGGCAGACAAAACCTTTCCACCCTTGTCAACTTCTGACGCAACTGCTCTAGGAAGTCTCTTTTTTCTTCCTCTTGCATCAATCTCAACCACATCACCACCTGAAGTTCTAACAACTGCTTCCTTGAGTTTCTTTTGCTTCTCGGGAGTTTTATTCACGGAAATGTCTGCTATACTTACATTTTCACCCAAAAGAGTTCCCAACGCAAGCACAAGGTCAGAACATTCTTCTTGGAATGTGTCGATTTTATTGACCGTCTTGTTAAGGACTTTGAGCATATTGATTCCTTTTTATGTAAGATTCTATAATATTTAGCATTGGAATCTTGTAATAATCAGTTTTTCTTATAGTTTATAACTCTACTTCACCGGCACCTTCTTCACCACCGGCCTCTCCACCAGCACCACCTTCTCCACCAAGTTCACCACCTTCACCTTCCTCACCTTCTCCTGCTTTTGCTGCCATTTCTTCACGCAACCACTTCTCATTCTGAGCAATCTTTTCGTCAGACCATCCAAGTCCTTCCTTGAGAGCAGTCTTCTTAGCGAAGATTGGAGTCTCTGCGTCAACATTATTGGTGAAGTTTGCGAACCTAGTGAATTGTGCCTCAAGGACTTCTGCGTTTTTCATGTACGAGAAGTAACTTGGAGGTACTGCAACAACTTCAATATCATCCCAATGCATCTCATAGTGATCCCATATTCCCTTAACCTTAAGGCGGGTCACATAGATCTGTTTCACAATGTCAATAAACTTCTGCACGATCCAGTAGACATACTTCTCGAATTTGATTTCTTCTCTACTCATTCCAGGAACTTGTTCGAAAGTAGATTCCCCTGTCAATCTGGACATAGGAACCTTCATTGCTCTGTATAGTTTCTGTAGGAAGTAGTTCACATCATCGATCTCGCCAAGAGCGCCACCACTTGCAAGAGTCGTAACCTCTGTTCCCTTGCCTGTATTGTCCTTGACAAACCAATAGTCTTCCATTATATTCTTGACGTTCTGTGCTTGATCGACAGAGCCAGTGGTAGTATTGTATGTCAACTTCTTGCGATACTTATTGATGATCTTCTGGAGGTATTGTTCGGCTTTGTTCTTTGGTAGGTTTCCTGTTGCCACGTTGAAGATCAGTCTCTCTGGCGCTCTGCTGAGTCGATAGATAACCAAACTATCTTCGAGAGCATCCAGTTGTTTGTAAGGTTTTCTTGCTTCTTCGATGAAGGATCTGACCAAACGGAGAGTCTTTCCCTGACTCTGGTTCGGTAGGTACTGCCTTGCCCACGCAGGGCCAGAACCATTTACGAAATCATACTTGCCGGAATCTACATAGGCAAACTGCTTTGCATCTGCCAAAACTCTTACGGCAGCATCCCACGGATTCTTTACCACAAATCCTTGAACAGATCCTTGCGGATCATAAAATGGAACATACTCTTCTGAGAGAAGCATCTTAACACCACGAACACCGTTCAGTCTGAGATTCTTATCATCATTATCCATGAGAAGTTCAAGAGCAAGTTCTCCCATAAGAACATACTCATGGAACAATGTAGTGAAGTTCTTCTTATAATCCAGGACGGCATCGAAGATGTGTTTGAATTCTCTTTGGAGGTTCTCTCGAATGTTCTCGTTGTCGCTCAGTGCAGTCTTCTTGATCTTGAGGAATGCGTTTTCACCCTTCTCGTTTTCATTCAGCGCACTGTAGACAATCTCATCCAAACCCTGACTTACGAATCCATTGTTCTCCATCTCTCGATATTGCTGAGTTCTCATGTCCTTGCTATGCTCGGCCATAGATAGCCAAGTCATATAGTTCATGGAACCAAAACCAGCAACTCCAACAGATTCGTCAGTCATCAACTGCTGAAGACGTTGCTGGAAGTTTACATCGTATTCACCCTTGTCTGTTGGATCAATAGGTGCGGTAATGGAATCTGGAAGTTCCTCATCCCTTCTTCCAACTGAGAAGAAGTTATATCGGTTCCAGAGTTCTCGCCAACTGATTGCCATATTCTATCTCCCTACACTGTTCCTGTGGACAGGTTCGAAGGAGTCTTTTGTAGACTCTCTAACTTCATAAGTGCTTTCTCCCATCGTGACAGGAATTGCGAACTATGAGTGTGGAGGATTTGATCTAGATAGTCCAGTATCTTCAGACTATCGAAATCGTATCCGAGATATCTATTGTTGGTGATAGGACATGTCCTATCTGTTTTTTCCTCATATAGTTTTGTCAACTCCCACTTGCTTGCAGGAGAGACAATCAGGACAGAGTAGAACTTTGAATCGAACTTTGACCTGAGTTCAAGTGTTACAAGTTCAACACCATGAACCTCATTTACTATTGT